CGTTGTTTGCTGCGTTGTCCGTAGTTTCGAGCCTGTATTCTTGCACGATATAATCACCATCCTCGCCAGTCAGCGTATCGCCGTTTTCTAATGTAAACTGATAGAACAGCTGATCTGCCGAGTAGCTCAACTCGAGTGAGTCTATAGCAGTGTTGCCAGTATCTAGCTGTTGACTGCTGTATTGGAACAACTCACAGGTTAAATCATATGTGTAGAGTTTACCATGAGGATAGAATATTTCCTCATGCTCTACAAACTTTATCTCATAGAGCTTTTCATTAAGAGGAAAAAATATGAGATCTCCCTCGTTAGGTCTACTTGATGAGATAGAGTACCCATTCGCCGAGCCTGTTTCTAGCATAAGTGAGTGTGAGTTGGAGTAAGCACCAGTGTTTGCAGTTTCTATCTGATAGTTGAAACCAACCTCATCGATAATTTTTTCTGTTGTGATTTGATCCCAGCGTTTTCTCGCCATCGTAAATGTAACTTGGTCTCGAATCTCTAGCCCAAATTTAGAAAGAAAGTCGCCCTCTCCTTCGAATCCGGTCGTATTTTTGATATACATTTCGAGATCGACTGCAGTTTCGAACTTCGATAAAATATCCTCACCAAATAAGTCATCCTCCTTCACAAGTGTGCGTGGCATGTATTTGACATCCTGACCGTAAATTTTGATTGACTCAACAATCAAATCGTCTTGGGTGTCTTGCTCACGTCCATATGTGAAGTTGCTGAAATACTTATTAGTGGTCATTTATCATCCAACCATATCCATAACAGGCAAGCTGTGTGTGCTATTCAGTTCTTCCTCAATTTTATTAATTTCTTCAGTCGCCTCTTCCCATATTTTTTGACCGTTGAACTGTATCCCGCCTGGAAGTTGCATTCCTTCAAACTTTTTGAGGTTCTCGCCCCATTGCCGTTTGATCAGGGCAGTTGCATACTTCTTAAGCCAAGGATCATTCCACACATCAGCATAAACTTCTGGATCTAAAGTTTTGTAGCCATCGATTATTATATACTCACCAACTGCTACATCCTCCGACCATTGCATATCAATGTGTAGTTGATCTTTGTGCCTGTTGAATCTGATTGGCTTGGATCCTACGAATATTTCTTCGAGAGTTTCGACATGGCGCATAGCCATAACATAACTCACATAAGAGCTGCTCGAAAAATCGAATAAATCATTTAGATGAATCTGATATCGGATATTAAAAAGATTTGAGGCATTTATTGCATCTCCAATATCTAGAACACGTATAACACCAACAACATCCTCTTCAAGAGTGATGTATCCATTATCCTTATCTGTTTGTGTGACCTCATGTGATATCAGGACACGCTCTGTTCCATCGTAATGATAATCGCGGAACTTAGAAAGAGCATCGTCTATACGATCTTGAGTTTGCTCTTCGTCCACATTGATATCAATTACAGGCGATCCTAGTCGACGAAGGCAATAATCCTTGAACGTGCTTCTTGAGGTAGGTGTAGCCATCCGAGCCTCCGAAAGTTATTTCTGAGGCTATTTATAATCTTAGACTGTTAGATACTTGTAATATGGATGGATCGCTAGGAGGTTATATCCTGTCTTACTTTCCTCAACCCAGCTTGAATACTTTGGGTGACCATCAACATACCAAGAACCATCCTCTTCAGTTCCGCAATATGTTGCATTATTTGCCTGATGAAACGACTTTTCAATAGCAATGACTTCATTATTAGAGGTTCCTTCAGAAACATATGCTTTTCGAACCGAAATCCAAGGATCTGAGATGAGAGATAACA